GGCTATATTTTTCGTTCTCTTCGATGACTACTTTTTTATATATTCCGTCGTAACGACCCTGCTCATATTGTAATTTATCGCTAAGTTTTTTACGTTCGTCAGCTTTTGCAGAGGTTGGATTCAACCATTCTTTAAGTCTTGGGAATTGATCAATAACAGAATTTACAACATTTTTAAGAAGATTTTCTAACTTCGTACCAATCCAGTCGAAAAGAACTTCAAACATTGATTTAAACGCTTTAAACAATGTAACATTGAGTTTCAATATTTTATCAGCGTTTAAAACAGCGGCAATAATTGCAATAACCTTAGCGAAAGGTGCAAGCCATGCAGCAGCCCATTTACTTTCGAAAATAACAACAGATGCCTGTAAAATTTTAAAAACATTATTTATTGAGTAAATTGTCGCTATTACAGCAGTACCAAATCCGGTAACCATATTTATAAGATTACCTGGCCCGAATAGCCACAAATAAAATAATCCTCGACCGGTTTGATCTGTAAATAAATCTTTTACACCAGAAAGTTTTTCAACTAAACCAATAACAACACCAATATCTCGCTGAACGGACTTAAATACTCTTGCAAAGTAATCAGCAACGCTAAGAATAATTTTTTGTGTTTCTTTAAGAGCTTCGTTTAAGTAACCAAAGATATCAACTTCTGTGATCAATCTATCAATGATTCTCAAAGCCGCAGCAAACTTTTCAACAACTGCCGCAGCAGATTGGAAAGCATTAGTTGCTTGGACGTTGATACCAAATAGGTTACCAAAGCCAACAACAAGCTTTTCAATGATTGATAACAAGCTATTAAGCGATGAACCAAGCGCATTTGATATCTTGTTTGTAACATCTTTAAATTCTATAGTACCAGCAAATGCTTCTAATTGGTCACGAACTTTTTTAAGTTCTCCTACAAACAGGTCATAGAAACCAGCGTTACCAATGGCACTCTGGAATTCAAACCACTTTCCTTCGATCTTACCAAGGATAGCACCAAACTGGTTAGCGGCCATTCCAAGTGTTTCTTCGTTGTAAAATTCTTTAAAGTAGTCAGACAATGCTTGTGACATTGCTTCTGGGTCATTCTTTAATTCACGTAATGAACGACCGTCTTTTGAATAAATCAAGTTGACAGGAATTTCAAATCGTCTTTGGAGTGAACGTAAGTCACCAGACAATGCTTCACGTAATGAGAACTGAGCACCAGCAAGACCCCATTCTGGCTCGATTTGTGACAACGCCATAGTGATTGAATACATTCGTTTAAGAACGGTTTCAGTTTCACCAACGTTTTTCAACATATCTCTTACAGGGCCAATGAGTGTAAATGCTTTAGTTGATTGGTAAACCTGTTCATAAGAAATCGGCAGGTTCTTAGTTACTTTAAAAGCCTTTTCCATCAATTCATTTACACCATCTTGTGTTTTCATCATACCGAAAAGAGCGATTTCATAACCTCTCATCTTTTCAGTAGCAAATAAAACACCAGCGGCCAGCTTTTGAACAACTGCCCCAAGAGCTACAAAACCACCGATACCGGCGGCTCCAACGATTGCTAAATATTTAACAAATTCTTTAAGTTTACCAAGTGCTGATTCGATAGCACCCTTCATTCCACCAGCACCTTTAATAATGCCATCGAAGAATGATTTAACTGGCGCGGCTTTAATGTCATCAAATGGGCCACTACCACCACCCCAACCTGTAGCTTGGCGTATTACATTTCTGGCGTTTTCAAGTTTTTCAGCTTCTAAACGCTTTTTCTCAGCATAAAGCACTTGCTCTTGTTTCAATTGAGCAAGAAGCTCTTCACCATGTAACTTTGTTTTGGCTTTTTCGATTTTTTGTTTTCGTTTAAATTCATTATCATCAAGACCCCGACTGATGTTAGCTGCACGAACATTTAATTTAATTCGTTCTTTAAGAGCATCCCCGGCTTGTTTTGTGTAAAAACTCTTCATATCGGCCATATCTGATTCGTATGAAGTGCCTTGATGTAAAATATTTTTATTTATTTCTCTTGGATTAAATGCAGCATAAGGAACTTTAGCGACCTGTTTGGCTATTTTCCTCTGTATTTTAGCTTGTTCTTTTGTAAGCTCACCTTTAACTTTTTCAGAATCTATTATTTTTACAAGGGTTTTATTATCTTCGTCAAGCTGTTTTAAATATGATTTTTCTTCCTTTTCGCGACTAACCATCACATTACTATCGCGAAGAGAACCATATTGTTCTTTTGTAAGTTTACCATAAACCGGATGAGATGCGGTTTTCTTAATATTTTTCTTACTTTGGTTGGTTAGTTTTTCAATCTCTTTTTCTTGTTTTGTCAGAACTTTAATCATATCGGCGATTGATTGTGCTGTCGTTGTACCAGCCATATCAACCATCGCCTTAGAAGCAGCTCTTATCTCTGCGGTAAAAGCATCAATAATACCCTTAAACTGCTTCTTAAAAAATCCTTGGATTGTAGTTCTATCTGTTCCACGTTTGCCAAAGAAAGCCTGTTGAATAGTCTTATCCATTCCCTGTGAGGATTGTGCTATCTCAATTTGTACATTTTTAAAAGTTTTTGACAGGGATTTGACTTTATTTTCAAAGTCTTTAAAGGTATTAAGATCAACGCTTAACTTAGCCTTGAGTGATACATCTTTGTTATTACCCATTGATCCTACTCCTAAAAAGATTGAAAAGAGCAGTACATTTGTATGTACTGCTCTTTTAAATAGACCACACTATTACACTAACACTTAAATACAACAGTGTCAATGCTTTTGGAGACTTCTTTTACCTATAGTCTCCTGAGCACTCATCTTCAATCTTATTGAGTCAATGAGTTGAATCTTTTCAAATATTTCAACCCGTTCCTCAATATCGAAAATGCAGTAAATGTCCAACATTGCAACGATTGCTGTGAACATTATACCGATTGGCTGACCCATACCAGCAACAATCTGTTGACCAGAACACTTTTGATAAAGATCAAATACCCAAGAGTTTCTAACAGTAAGCATCGGTTTCCCGAAAGGGCATGTACCAGCGGTTTCGCAGGGTGGATTTGTTTTGTATTTAAAACTGTAATGTTCTTTACAGTCTTTACAATCACCACGATTAGGTGTAAAAATCCACTCTGCGAATTCCCTTAGTTTTTTACTTCAGCTTGCACCTGTTCGTCTTTGAAGTTGGCGGCGTTCTTCACGCTGTCGAAAATCCAACCATCAAGACCGTACATCATTTCCATGAGGTCAGTCAGGTTGTCCTGTGAGAAAGTCAATTCTTCATCTGGCTTAACTTTGGTAAGATCGACGTTAACATGATTGGCAAGCCATTTGTAAGTCAGGTTTTTCCAGCCTTTAACACACATCTGACAAATTTCTTTTCGAACAGCTTCAGAGTCCATCTGTTCTTCCATTACGTGTGTTTTTGGATTGGCTTTCATCTTGGTGTTACTTGCAGTAATCTTCTGAAGTTCCCGTTTCGGCAGGAACATAAGATCAAAAGAAACCTTGAAGGTGTCGTCATACATGACCGGGGCAACATTGTTTTTAACAGCGATATCTGAAAAACGCATTGTATAAATCTCCTAAAATGTAAATAGTTGAATTCCAAGCATCTTTATAATGCCTGAAATTCAACTATTTGTCAACTATTTACTTAAAATTAAACTTCGCCAGACTGCAACTCAATAGAGGCCAATGAGTTCACGATTGTAACGATAACGTCAGTGTCTTCGCCGGGGTCTACACGAGCTTGGAACGTGAAGTCCAGATTAACACCAGCGGCAGAAGCTATTTCCGGTGACGAACCGGCGAGTTTTACCTTCGGGAATTCGAAAGTGATTGAGTCGCCTGTCAATGCGTTTGAGAAAACGTATTTAAGGTCACATTCTGTACCAGCGATATACAACTCATAAAGAGTTGTATCTTCGAAGAACATAGCGAAACCACCAGAACATTCCCTTGTTCCGTATTCACACGATGCGCGGTCGGCAGAACCCAGAACGTAACCATCTGTTTCAACGTTGTTTGCTATGTTCAAAGAACCAGAAACAACGCGACCCAGAGCTGTATAACCAGAACCAGTATCAATTTCGATTGATGCCTGATAACCATTGAAACCGTTCTTTGTCGGGAATACACCACCGGCGATTGAAATCTGTTCGGTTGCGAAGATTGTTTCGCATTTACCTACGAAATCCCATGTTACAGCGTGGAAACCTTCCTGAACGATATCAATCGCCATGCTATTAAGATGAACACCAGTATACAGGAAGTGTTTCGAAATGTTAGTAAAACTTTTCTGGAAAGAAAGACCTTCAAGGGTTTCTGGCGAACCTTTGAGAACATGTGTGTACGGGCCAGAACCGGTTGTGGCAACAGTTCCCTTGCCGAGAAGATGACGAAGCAGAACTTCAAGACCTTCGGGAAGCAAGTCAGAAACCATGTTCCCCTGAACCGCTTTGTTACCGTCAGTCAAACCAACGATAGCGCGGTGTTGGTTGATTGTTTCTGATTGGAAAGTACCTTTGGTACCACCCAAGCTAAAAGAACGGATGTAAAAACCCAGAACCGATGTAGGAGATGCGTTAAGATTCCCCCACAGTGCTTCTTGGGTAGCAACGACAGCACTCTTTGAACCTACTGCTCTTGGCATATTATTGCTCCTTGTTAAAATTCAGTTTTCATGAACGTGTACGTGATATCAAACGTTATTACAAATCCACCGTGAGGATATACCATTTCTGCAACTGTCTGTATCCTTATCGGAACAAGGAAGTCACAAGTGTTCTGTAATGTAACATCTTTCATCATAGCAACAATAATATCCTGTTGCAAGTTATTCATAA